GCCTGCCTTGCCCGTGCCGCATAGTGCATTAGGCCCCGGCCCGCCTGCCCCCTGCCCGCTCAAACCTACGGCGCCGCCCGTGGCCCGTGGCCCGTGGCCCGTGGCCCGATGTCCGCCCGCCCGTGGCCCGTGCCTGCCCGGCGCTCGATGTCCTGGGACTCGATGTCCTGGGACTCGCTGCCCGGCGCTCGCTGCCTGGGACTCGCTGCCCGGCGCGTGGTCCGTGGTCCGCGTTTCCCGCACCATGGCGCAAGGGTCCCGCTGCCCGATTCAGGCGCAGAAACCGCAGAAAACCGCCATTTTTCCGCGCTTCAGGCCCACGGGGGGGACGGGCGGCGGCTCCGGCCTTGTTTCTCTCAAATAACTACGTAATAAATGATATGGCTTAACGGGTCGATTTATTGCTATAACAAGTCCCATATAACAATGTTTCACGTGAAACAATTGAGAGGTCCATGGTGCTTCGTACAGAAACCCCGGAGGTTGCGGAAAGGCGTTTGAAGCTTGAGCTACGTCTCGCTCAGATGGCCGAGGTAGAAGGTTGCCGCGATGATTTTTTAAAGTATGTCCGGAAGATTTGGCCTGAGTTCATTGCAGGTGCTCATCACAAGATGATTGCAAAGAAGTTTGAGGACATTGCCAATGGCAAGATAAAGCGCCTCATAATTAATATGCCTCCGAGACATACGAAGTCCGAGTTCGCCAGTTATCTATTCCCGTCGTGGATCATTGGCCGTGAGCCGAAGACAAAAATAATCCAAACCACCCACACTGCGGAGCTAGCTGTAAACTTTGGCCGTAAAGTTCGGAATCTGATTGCAACAACCGAGTACCAAAATATATTTGATTCTGTAGACCTACAGTCGGACAGCAAGGCTGCGGGTCGATGGTCCACGAACCATGGTGGGGAGTACTTTGCGGCTGGTGTTGGCGGCGCGATCACGGGCCGTGGTGCGGATTTGCTGATTATTGATGATCCACATTCGGAGCAGGATGCTTTATCGGACACTGCGATGGAGCATGCGTATGAGTGGTACACGTCGGGTCCCCGGCAGCGGTTACAGCCGGGGGGTGCCATTGTTATTGTAATGACGCGGTGGTCCTTGAAGGATTTGACGGAAAAGGTACTCAAGGCTCAGGGCTACGATGAGAATGCGGACAAGTGGGAGGTGATTGAGTTCCCGGCTTTGATGCCTTCTGGCAAGGCTTGTTGGCCTGAGTATTGGAAGCAAGAGGAGCTTGAGGGTGTACGGGCTTCTTTATCTGTTTCCAAATGGAATGCTCAGTGGCAACAGAACCCCACTTCTAAGGAGGGGGCTATTATTAAGAAGGAGTGGTGGCAAAGGTGGGAGGAGGACGAGGTTCCCCAGCTTGAGTACATCATTCAAAGTTATGACACGGCGTTCAGTCGTAAGGAGACTGCGGATTACTCGGCGATTACGACATGGGGGGTATTTTATCCAAAGCAGGACGGCCCGGCAAATTTGATCTTACTGGATTCGAAGAAGGGTCGGTGGGATTTCCCGGAGCTTAAAACGAAGGCTTTGGAGCAGTACAACTTTTGGGAGCCGGAGACGGTCATTGTAGAGGCCAAGGCTTCTGGGACCCCGCTGACTCAGGAGCTTCGTCAATTAGGTATTCCTGTAGTAAACTTTACACCAAGTAAGGGCAATGATAAGCTGACTCGCGTCCATGCCGTATCTCCTTTATTTGAAAGCGGGATGATCTGGGCTCCGGACGAACGTTGGGCTGACGAGGTGATTGACGAGTGCGCGGCATTTCCGAATGGCGACTACGATGATCTTGTAGATAGCACCACGCAGGCTTTGATGAGGTATCGTCAGGGCAATTTTGTGCAACTCCCAAGCGACGACTGGGTAGACACGGAACCTTCCACTCACCTGCGGAGCTACTATGGCTGAACCAAAGATTCAGTACGAATACGGAAGGATGATATAATGGGTGCGTCGCAAACTCACTACTTTAAAGACGGCAAGAAGCACACCGGCGGCTATCATAAGATGTCGGACGGCAAGCTTCATACTGGAAAAACGCACACGGCAAGCAGTAAACGACTGTACCATTACGGTCAGCTTCCCAGCGCGGCGTCTAAGAAAGCGGCTCGCAAGAGGACCTGACTATGGCTGAACCAAAGATTCAGTACGAATACGGAAGGACCCCGGAAGATACCACGGGCGGCCTTATATCGGTGTTTGACCTTATGAAGGGTCCGTTGGCAGACGCATTTACCTCCGAGCGTCGGGAAGTCATCACACCACCTGAAACAAAATACGCCGAAGCCGACGGAAGGTATTACCCGAACTATACGCCGGGTGTGTACGGGCCGGTGGAAAGCGGCCTCGAATACATGCCCGTGGTCCAAGGAGCAAAGTCGGCCTACAATTTCCTTGGCGACTTTATATCTAGCGGCAAAACGCGGAAAGAGACGGCGGATGCCCTTGCAACAGGTATTGGTACTTTAATTGAAGACCAGAAACGCGCTGGTATAAACCTTGGTATGGGTGGCGGCTACCAGTTTTATGATCCGGAACAGAAGCGCGTCATAAGCTACGACCCTCTTTTGGTTCCGACGACGGCAGCGGTGGCGGGTGCGGCCTTCCCGGTAAAGGGTCCCGGCGCTGTTTTGGGGATGTTTGCAGGGCGCAGCGCAAATACTGCGGATTTGGATGCGCTTAAAGTAGCCCAGAAGATGGAGACAAAGGGCAATTCTCGCGACGAAATCTGGGACCAGACAGGTTGGTTCCGGTTTAATGACCGCGAAGGCAATCCCATGGGAGAGTGGAAGTTTGAAATACCGGACGATCTTTCTTCTGCTGTTACGGATCCGTCCGCTCTGAAACCATATCTGACAGAAACGGGTCGCGTTAAGAAGGGCTCCGGACGAACGGGGTACGGTCCTGAGATAGACAAGCTCCTTGTGCATGACGAATTGTACAAGGCATATCCCGGAAAAACGTTAGAGCCCGTCATTAATTCCCTAGAAAATATAACCCAGCAGAGGGCCGCCCTCAAGGCAGAGTTAGTAACCTTGAAGAAGCGCGGTCTGGGAAAAGAAGAGTTAGAGGCCGAAACTAAAAGGTTAGAGGCCCTTGATGGCGACCTTATCCGCAAGCTTATTGATTCAATTCCTACCAGCGCCGCACCAGGAGGGCCCGCAAAGACGGTCCGTGAACAATACCCACTGCTGGATCGTCCGATAGGCGAGACCGTTATGGAAAGCACCACCACGGGGGGTAGAAATCTTCACGGTTACTACATCCCCGAAAAGAATACCATGGCTGTTCGGAGAGACATTGGAAACACCGAACAAGAACGTATGGACGCTTTTGGTTCCACCGCATTGCACGAGTTTCAACACGCCATACAGAACAGAGAAGGTTTTGAGACAGGGGGCATGCGGCAAGAATTTGGCAGAGGATTTAAGAACCGACCCATAGACCCCAAGACCGGCAAACAGTTAACTCCTTGGCAAACATACCGATCTTTAGTAGGAGAAACAGAAGCTCGCCTTGTTCAAGACCGCCGGAACCTGGACCTTGGGCAGCGGCGCTCTATCCCCCCGTACTCTCAGCTTGATGAGTCCCGGATGTACACGCGAAAAGACCTCGGCGTAGATCGCGGGGACAGTTTCTCTTCCAACAACGCTCCTATTCCTAAAACACCGGAGAGCAGGGAGCTTAATCCAGATTTCGAAGACCTCGGCGGAGACATCACGCAGACGCCGCGCTTCAAGGAATGGTCGGGCTCGTCTAACAAGCTGCGGGACAAGGACGGCAGCGTACTGACCCTGTATCACGACACGACTGCCGATTTTAAGGAGTTCATACCGGGCGGACCAAACCTCAAAAAGTTCTCGGAAAACGACCCAGAGGGCCTCGACTTTGATTACAGTGGGCGGGCGGTATGGCTTTCCCCTGACCGGGAGAACATCCCCGCCGCCCATCGCGTGGGCGGCTACAACGGGGTCTTCAAAGACGGCGCGAACACCATGCCGGTGTACGCCACTGTTAAGACCCCACTCGTTCTGGACACGCCAGAGATGATGGACTTCGCGAGAGAGCGTTATGGTGATCTGTTTCCCCTGATGGTATCGGATGAGGCCCGCGCCAAACTAATCCAAGATGGATACGACGGCGTCTTCCTACACCGCGAGCCCTCCCCGTCTTCGGAAGTCGGCGGCGAACTGAGCGAGGTGCTCGTACTCAACAGCAATCAGATCAAGTCCGTCTTTAATGAGGGCGGATTCGACCCGGCCAGCGCCGACATCCGCAAAGCCTCCGGCGGGTTTGTAACCAAGCCTTTGTATAACGACGCTCGAATAGGTGGGATGATCTAATGACAGAGGACAAGCTAGACCCCAACCTCAAGAGTGACGCCATGGCAGGGGTCCGTTATACAATACCACTTGGAGGCAGAAGATGAAGTTATTAGCCTTATTATTTGCAACACTAGTCTTCAGTTCGTCAGCACAGGCTGATGTTACAACGTGTCAGGGTAAGTACGCGCTTTGTGCGGCATCGACTTGTCAGCCGACGGGGAAGATGATTTCCACGAATGACGGCAAGACGTACCCGGAAGTTGTTTGCAAATGTCCGATTTTAGAGGGCAAAGCTATTGCGGACACTAGCATGGGTAATATGCAGGGGTCGTGCGCCCGAACAGATAGCAAGCACGTGTGGAGTTTGTTTGCCCCTAGGACTCACTACCCTCAAGAAGCTAGTGGGTTCAGCAAGGTTCCTGCGAAGATGAAAGCTGTGGTACAGAAATGCGATGCAAGTTTGAATCAGGGGTATGAGGCGAGCAACTGCTTTAGCTTCAACTGTAAGGTTGGTCCTGACGGCATTGCGATCTGTCGGTGTCCCATGGGCCAAGTTCCGGCGAACACAACATTTCTGACGGAGGCCGGGCAAGGCAACCCGGAAGCTTGCTATCAGCACCCTGTAAGCTTACCTGTCCAACAGTAGCAAACAAGTCTTTTACGCCCGCCTGAATTCGGGTAAGGTAAAGTCGCGCAACCACGAAAAGGAAAAAAGCAATGCCTAATGTAATGGGACGTGAATTTCCGTACACTCCTCAAGGTATGGCGGCGGCACAGCAGTATTCGCAGGCCATGGGAATGCGCGACGGCGGCCCTATGGGCTTTCGCCCGTTGGGGTATGCCGACGGCGACGCGGTTAATGCAAACAGGCAAGTCTACGGTGCTTTTGAACAGGCTCTGACTAGGCTGACTATGGATAAGTTGGCCGAGTACATCTACAACAACCTGCCTAGCCTTAAATCCATGGCGGAGGAGAACCCGGCCCGCGCCGCGCAACTTCGCTCTGCGATGGAGAAGTCTGGGTTTGAGGGGTACATGCGTAATCTCATGCAGGGCCAAGAGCAGAGCGGCAACCTTGGTCGAATGGAAGGACAACGCCTTTCGGACAGAGACGTAGGGGATCTCATGCGGCTCCAAGAGCAGAGCGGCAACCTTGGTCGAATGGAAGGACAAATGCAGGTTCCGCCGCAGGGGATGTCCGACTTCCCCGGCTACGAACCGGGAACGGGTGATTTCTATCCCCCCCAGCAGAGGATGCCTGCGCCCATTTTAGGGCCTCCGTCTGATTACCCGAACTTGGGGATTGGCGGTGCCGAAGAAGGGGATCAGTATTTAATTCCCGGAACGCCACCCCCCGGAGCGGTTGCCCCAATTCCATATGATCCAAACGAAATTGAAGTTGCAAATGGCGGATACATCTCCCGTAAGATGAACAACGGCGGTCTTATGTCACTGAGGCGTAGGTAAATATGGCTAGAAACCCGCTCCCCCGCAGTAATTTCGGTACGGCCTCCCTTGTAGAGCGCCGCAACGACATACCGACAGTAGACCTGGAGTCCGGTCCCGAAGCGGAGGTTTTGCTAGACGACGAGACCGTTGTTGAGACACCCAGTCTTAGCATCGAATTAGAAGATGACGGCGGCGTACTTGTAGATTTCGATCCTTTTGTAGGGCGTTCGGACGACGGTGATTTCTACGGGAACCTTGCCGAAGACTTGGAAGACCGCGTTTCTTCAATAATCTCCTCCGATTTACTGGACCAATACGAGTCCAACAAAGATAGCCGCAAGGATTGGGAAGACACTTATCGCACCGGTCTTGAGCTTCTTGGATTCAAGTACGAAGAACGTTCACAGCCTTTCCGTGGGGCTTCGGGCGTATCCCACCCGCTTCTTGCGGAGGCCGTGACACAGTTTCAGGCGCAGGCTTTTGGAGAACTTCTACCTTCTGGGGGACCCGTTCGCACCCAAATTTTGGGGCAGCCTGATGCGGGTATTGAGGAACAGTCCGACCGCGTCCGAAACTTTATGAACTACCAGATTACATCTGTAATGAAGGAATATACTCCCGAGTTCGATCAGATGCTGTTTTACCTTCCGCTGGCAGGATCTACTTTTAAAAAGGTGTATTACGACGAGTTTCTAGGTCGCGCAGTCAGTAAATTTGTTCCTGCCGAGCAGCTAATTGTTCCATACACTGCTACGGATTTGGAGACTGCGGAGAATGTTACGCACGTAATCCAAATTTCAGAAAACGAGCTTCGCAAAAAGCAAGTAGCTGGTTTTTACTCCGAGGTAGAGGTTTCTCCTTCTCAGTCCGATCCTTCACAGATTCGCGAGGAAATGGACGAAATTTCAGGGGTAGAGCCCAGCCGTTTGGATACGGAGGTTACTCTTCTTGAGTGCCACGTAGACCTTGACCTGGAGGGCTACGAGGATGTAGGCGAAGACGGCGAGCCCACTGGAATTAAGCTTCCTTACGTTGTCACCGTTTCCGAAAACAACGGCAAAGTTCTTAGCATTCGCCGCAACTACAAGCAGGACGACGAAAACAGAACCAAGAACCAGTATTTTGTACACTTTAAGTTTCTTCCGGGTTTTGGATTCTACGGCCTTAGCCTGATCCATATGATTGGTGGGTTGACCCGCACGGCTACTGCCGCGCTTCGTCAGCTTATTGATGCCGGGACCCTTTCCAATCTGCCCGCCGGGTTTAAGACTCGGGGCCTTCGCATCCGCAATGACGACGAGCCCTTGTCCCCGGGCGAGTTTCGCGATGTTGATTCTCCGGGCGGCGCGATCCGGGACTCTTTAATGCTTCTTCCATACAAGGGCGCGGACCAGACCTTGTACCAGTTGATGGGCTTTTGTGTAGAGGCCGGACAAAGATTTGCCGCCGTCTCCAACTTGCAGGTTGGCGACGGTGACCAGCAGGCCGCAGTAGGAACGACCATTGCGATGCTGGAGCAGGGCGCAAAGGTAATGTCCGCTATTCATAAGCGGCTGCACTATGCCCAAAAGGAGGAGTTCTCTCTTCTTGCCAAGGTGTTCGGGGACTATCTTCCTCCCGAGTACCCTTATAACGTGGTAGGAGCGGAGCGGACTGTAAAGGCGGAAGACTTTGATGACCGGATTGATGTCATCCCTGTTTCAGACCCCAACATATTTTCCATGG